ATCTAACAAAACGTGCGTCTTGAAAAACGTTCAGATACGGCATGATTTAAAGATCATACTAAGTGATAAGAAAGACATATTTTTCACTATTGCAAAATTTTTAATAAAGTATAGCAAAATAATATGTATATTAAATTTTAATGAAAAGAAATTCATCAAACAAGTTATAGAAATGGACATTTCAATTTCTAATACAGAGGCTCCCCCTCTTTCTTATTTTAATGAATTTATGGTGCTTGGATAATGCCATTTGGATTGACATTAAATGGTGGTAAGCTCGTCAAGAAACCAAATTTGAATTTGTCCTTAACTGCACGATAAAATTTGACCTTCTGATTGATTGATGATTTAAAATACCAAACAATTGGAAGATGACCTTCACCCCAAGATCCACCGGTTTCTGCATGAGAAACACGAGCAATGTTGAAAGCTTGATAAAATGGTACGTTCACGTCGACAACTCCTTCTTGAGCAAAATGTGGAATACATCTTACACCAGTAGAGATGAAACTAGCATCATCAAATTTGTGATAACCAGTTGGATCAATAGTTTGTTTCCATTGATTTGCGAACTTACTCATAATAAAAGACTCGCCAACATACCCTTGATTCTCATACATCAACATACGCATCGCCATACTTCCAGTGTAAAATCCATAACCAGCAGAGAAATAATCAACTACATCAATGTAGTTGGAATCTTCAGCAGCACGAAAATGATACGGATCTACAGCGAGTGCATTGGTAGATGTAAGAGTTAAGGTTGGTCCAAAAATCACAAAAGCTGTGAGGACCTTGTCGAGGCGATCAAATTGATCACCCATACAGATGGCAAGATTGCGCTTGACATCTATAGGAACTGAAGGTCCAGTAGCCAGATGGGCTGTCCGGACCTGAGATTGAGTACGTGAATTATTCTGAAAATCAGTAGTTAATGTCACGTTAGAATGCTTGGATGCGATCATATGTTTTGCGGGCAAGAATTGAAGATTCGTCGATGGATTCGACAACCCAACTCCTGAACAATGAAACTTCGGTACGCAATAAACGGTATGAGCAACATCACCTGTAACTTCAAGAGGTACCTCAACCAACACATATAGAGTTCCATAAGAGCAAAGCTCAGTATCTTGGTAGAACTTAAGTGTTGACACGTTGGATAATCCATCATTACTAAATGGTGTCGCAACGTACTTCATAGGAGTCGTGGCCATTGGTGCATTTGTAATTTGAATATTAGCATTATCAGCAGTAAATTGAACTACTTCCGACAAACCCTTATTCACAGCATCAACGTCCATAATGTCACCTACTGCATACGTTCCATAATCATTTACAGCAACCAAAAATCGCAATTTGACGTTATGAAACATGGTCAAATACACATCAAAATCAAAATGAAGTGATGCAATCCAATTTTGACACATTGCTGAAACCCAAGCCTGTTGAGAAAGATATACACTCGCATCGTAAACTATTGGGTTAATAGTAAGAGGAAATCGCTGTAAGATCTCACGCGGTTGTTGTGTGTCTGTTATCTTGAATATCTTATCATCTAAGATATTGGGACATCTCATGATATAATCAACGGACATCTCATCAAGATCAGTACTAAACGCGGGATAATCTGTAGCAATTACATTACCTTGGTCCAAAGAATACACATGATCAGGCATCACTGCTTGACTTGATAAATGACCATCACCTTGTTTCCACTTCACAGCGGTTACTGGTGAATCATTTGATGGTTTGCTATATCCTAAGGCTCCAGCAACATTGGCAGCCGCAGAAAGAATTGGTGCAGCCGCACCAACAGTTCCTCCAATTAATGGAAGACCTGAAGCAGCTCGTGCAATTTTAGACCCTTCAGCGAGGGCTCCAGAAATGCTACCACTCTGAACCATTTTACCAGATTCAGTTTTAAGCATGTGCTTGCTTGGGATGTTTTGGGTATTAGATTGAGGGCGAATGACAGGTGCGCGCCTTACAACCGTGCGAGATTCATTACTACGACGTAATTCTTCTTCGCGCATTTGTAATGAACGCAATTCCATCTGTGCCTTTTTAATCTTTTTCTCCAAAGCATCACGAGATTGAAGAGGAGCTCCAATTGTTGGATACTCCAATTGAAGTGTTTCATTATCAGCTTGAATATAAACAGTCAACTTGACTGTACCAATATCCAGTGGTGTTAAACGACCCACATATAATTTTCCTGGTCTGCCTGTTCCAGTTTGTAAATTTCGACCCATGAAGCTCGAAACCCATGGAACTTTCATAACCACACTTGTCGATGTTGTAAGTGATAATTGAATATTTGGCGTTTGCGAAATTTGAATTAATTTCTTAGTTCGATTCGCAATGGCCACATCATTCATGTCTGCATAAAATGCTAGAATTATACCACCTGACGTTTTCGGTGCGACTGTGAATTCAAAACGCACGTTCAAGAATGTGCGTAAGAATGCAAAACCATTA